CCGGTGCGTCGCAACACCAATTGAACCTTACGGGTCCCAATCGTTTGACAACATCTCTGTCAAATGAGGGTTTGATGAGGATAGCATCTCACGTAGAGATGGGGCTACTCATCAGAATCATAACAAGCCCATGTAAACAAACATCTATGGTGCGGGGAATGGTTGGTCATACAAAATAGGACAACCCAGGAAAAAGAAAGTATTAAAATCCTCTCCGGTGGCCACCCATGTGTGGTACAAACTCCAATTTAATGAACTCACATACAAATACCAACCATACCCAATTGCAGGAGAATCATTTACATTTGATATTACCACATTAAATCTCCTGCGTGAATACCATGGTATCTCAAACTCAAGGACACCATTATTTCGGGTGGTAGTGGCAGTTACTCCTTCTAATCCATGTGGCATATCTGGAACGTAGGCAGATCTCAACTCATAGTTTGTCACATCAATATCAACACCAGATGGTGTACCTCCATAGATGCCGTAACCATAAGTGCAATCTCCTGGACACCTGGCTGCCATGAGTGTTCCATCACAATCGGCTGCACAAACAGCTAATGGTGTGATTTTCCACCTCATGGATCCACGATAACCCGCAAACGCTGAAGTGACCCAGTTGACTGTTGTCAACTTGCATAGATTATACAAATCATCAACTGGAGCGTCTGGATCAGCCCCGTACCAATATGGAAATGCACTCCTCGTGAACTTGATACCACCAAATTGGAAAGTACCACTTGTGTTACCTCCCAATAATGTGTGATAACTGTACCTACGCATAATTTGCCGCAGACTAGAAATAGCCTCACCAGACGTGAAAACCTGTATGGATGGATCATCTTTTGGAAGAGCCACTTCAATATCGGACATTGCATGTGCTGGATTTAATGGCATTTCAGCAGTATTTTCATCAGATTGAATGATACCTGCTTGAGCCACTAAAGGGGGTGTCTCAGGAGGAGGGAAGAAAGATATTCCTTCCAACCTTTCCTCGGTCGGGGACCACACATCTAAATCTCTACAAGATACAAATGGCAACAGATAAATGGGATCTGTTGTTGCAGAAGGTCCTACCAATTCATTCAACACGTAGACTGTCAAAACACCATTTGAAACACCAGGATCATTCGCTACAGCACTAGTGTCAAAATTTCTAACCAGTGCCTGCGTATTCAAACCTGGAGCAGGGTTTGTCCAACCGCACGTGATAGTGAAATCACGTTCTTCAGCAATATCCACAATTCGAGTGTATGTTGTGTTATCCTCAGGAGAGGTAGAACCAGAGAATGGATCATACACAAATTTCAATCGTCCTTTGTGATACCCAGAAGCCACAATTTGAAATCGGAATGCCATATTCCCGCGCCAGTACCTAAACGGTCTTGAGGCAAATTGACAGGCTGACAAAGCATACTCAACTGGAGGACCAGGAGCAGACCTTTGATAGGTGGGATGGACAGGAAATGAAGCTAACAACGTTCCTTCAGCTGTCCCAGGTGCCCACTGAAAACTGCCCATCAGAGATTCAATCTCAGCTATGTGTCTAATTTCCAATTCGTCCACTCCCTGAAGAGCCACTGTTCTGGGATCAATAGTAACTTCTTGCTTACTCATAGCTGACAATCGTGCACATTGGTCTGGTGCATCGACGTTAACCATATTTCCAATAAGAGTGGGTTTGTTCAAAATGGGTGTAGATACCACAGCTGGTCTAGAAAAACCAAATAATGATGCTACTCTACCAACCGCACCCGCTGCGATAGAAGTTGCCATCGCATATTTGCCAATAATAGGCGCATTTGCTAAACTTCCTGACAACTTTTCAACAATTGATGCTGGTTTTGAAACCACTCCAATACCATACTCCGCCCCAACTTCTCCTGATTGGGGAGTCAACGAGGTTGGTTCTGCCAATGTTGGACCAGACAAATGAACATCAGAAGCCCAAATATAAACAGAAATGGTTATAGGATTAGTTCCACCATTTGTGTGGGCCAAAGGTGTCAGACCTTGAATCCACAACCTACCCATCTCTTCCATGTTCGTTGGTGTGAAAGTGGGAACATCAATAGCATTAAAGGGATAGAAAAATGGCAAAACCATTTCCCCTCCTTGTGACGTTCCGGGATCCAGAAAAATCTTAGGACGCTGTGAAGCGGTGGTAGTATCTAAAGGAGGAACTAATGGTGAATTTCTTGTTTGATGAAAAGATCCTGGACAGTAGGGGAGATATGACATCATAGCTCTACCAAAATAAAAATTATTACCATTCAAGAGAACCTTGACATGCAAATTACAGCGTAGATTACGATAATTACAAATTCGGTTAACAATACGTGGATTCTGCATGAAAAGTTTCCATGGATAAATGATCTGACTCACTGTAGCTCCTGAGACATTCCAATCAAGGCGTGTGCCCATGAAAGGTCTACTCAGGAATTCAGCCATTGTACAGTCATTCTCCTCAACCATGTTATAAGTATCATCCTGTTCAGAAGCAACTGCACATGTAAAAGATGGGTTTTGATCGTGAAACTGCACAACTTCTTGTTTGTTTACATTTTGTCCATTGGCTTCGTAACAAAAAGCCCCGGCTTGGGGCATATATGTCCTAAAAGATTGACAACACAATGGAAATTTCGGAACATCCGTTCCTACTATATTTTCTGTAGTTTTAGTTTCTACATGAGGTGGGGACATTCTCCGCAAGCTCCCCTTACTCTCTATTTTATAACTAGTAAACAATATTTACACGTCACACTGCTGTTTAGGCAAATGTGAGCGCCTCATACAACACTCCGTCCGTGTCATAGCCCAAAGCTCCTGAGGTAGAGTCTTCAGGGTGCATCGTGTGATTTAAAGAACCACTACATAACTGAACTACCGCGGTGCACGTGTCATCATCAAAGACGACTCGGTAGTAGTACTGTAACGGAGCGAACTGGCTTATATACATGACAATTTCTTCAGGGAAGAGACCGTCTAGCACAGCTCGCGTCCAAACAATCCTGCACAAATTAACAGCTTTTATTGTGCATTCACTAACAAAATTTTTATGTACAACAGACCAATGGAAATCCAATTGATCATTTTTGTCAGATTTAGCTGCCTTCATGCAGCTTTTCATTTGAAGAATCATATTTGACCTTCTAGCTTTTCGATGCGCGAAGCGGTTGCGCATTCTAATGATGTGAGTTTTCAACTCCCTGCCACACCTATAATCAACATACAATTCACTAGGAAACTCCTCTGTGCTCAAAGGCAAGAACACACCACAATATGAAATCATAGCCAATTGACGAAATTTAACGATTGAGACAAATGAAATCCTTCTTCTCGTCGCTCGCTTGATAGCACTACTCATACTTTCAAATCTATGAACCACGCGTTCATCAAGATTTTCCTGCATTAATGGTGCATATAAATCGTCAACCATGATTTCCAACTTAGCTTTGAAATATTGATGATAAGTCTCCGTAATAGGTGTTGAAAGTTGGCCACCCTGCGTTATCCATTGAAAAGGATTTGCAGGATTAAAACTGTTGTCACCCCATAACAAATATGAATCATGTTCAACAGTTTCACCTGGATCATCCCATGTTCCTGATTGCATGTCGTAGGGTACCTGAAATTCATCCATCACCTGTTGATAAACACATGTCGAATTTTGAAAACGATCAATGCAATCTTGCTCCTCTGGCTCGGAATAATAATCGATGATTCGGTGTCCTTCACCATCCACAACTCCTTTTACAACCTCACGAAACTCCTCACGGCGTTTGTGAAATAACTCAGGACTGTGCAGATAATATTCAAACAAAGCTTGTCTCAAATTCCCTGCCATGATCTGTGCTACAGATTCCATTTGCCCTTTCTTAGGTCTTTTAGTACAGGTCAGAGATTTCTCTATTGACGATTCCGCTAAAGCACCAACACGTTGTCCAAGCACAGGATGCACCTTAAAACTTCTTTTCAGGAAATCAATGTCTTCAGGATCAGTGAAGGGTAAAACATGCTCACCTTTTGCAGCGGACGTATAAATCTGCCCAATACTTGCCAATTGTTTAGTTATAGTCAACTGATTGAACAAACCTGCAACGTCACCCTTAACTGACATCACATCATCATCACCATATGTGATCAAAGCAACTTGCCTGTGAAATAATGGAATCTTCTCCAACTGGGGATCCAAATCTTCTTTCATCACTTCGTAATGCGCGGCATAATATGCATAACGCTTTCCCAAAGCATTGTCGAACCCATTCTTCACAACAGTTAAAGGATGACCCGATGGTGTGGATCCAGTGGCTTGATAAATCAATCCATCAACCTCATATATTGGAAAAGAAATTTCAGTGGCTAAAACATCCATCATATTGAGAAACTGCTCATCAAAATTGCACTCCGTGAGCAACATCTTGAAAATCTCAAATGAAGCCATAGAGAAGGCAGGAGACATATTTTTGTCAAAATTCTTGTAATCACCTGTGCAAATTCTACCATCAGATTTCAGCATCTTCGTGATATAAGTGTACAAACGATCCCAATCTTTGCCAGAAGCATCCACACCCACTGCCATTTCAAATACAGTAGGGAAATAGGTCATTGCATTAATCAACGATAAAGTCAGAATTCTTGTGGCAATAACCATAATCAATGGCGCACCTGCAAAAACACGGATTTTTCCCTTTGCAATTTTCTCATAGGATAAAGCTTCGTCTTTCAAATTGGCTCTGAACACGAAATTACATCTCTCACCTTTCTGAAATGTTTCAAGAACACTTTCAAGTTCCTTTTCCACATCAATTTTGTCAGCATCAAAAACAATCATATAACTGTATGACACTGTCCCGTCCTCATTGTGGATTTCCTTGAGAAACTTCATCGTTGGACTACTTCCTTGCACATCACTTTGTTTCAAGAATCTGTACTTGGGTTGGTTAATAGGAAAACCCATAGAAGTGTTGATGTTAATAGGGTCAAACCCCTTGACATTGGGCACTCCATTTAAGGCATCATCAAATGATAACACATGTACATAATCCTTGAACTTTGGACAAGCATTGAGAAATTGTTTCAACTTTATCGTCAAATCTGAAACGGCCCAGTTCAAAATTTTGGGATTGACTGGTGGTCGGACTGTGTTTATGGCCAACAAATCATTGTGCCTAGCCATTCGCACAGCTTTCCTCTCTGGTCCGGCGTGATTAGCATAAATGCCACACACACGCTCCAAATTTTCCACTAATGGTGATGGAATTATATCAGAATTGAACTTTGAAGTTGGCAATGCATGCTCTCCAAGGATTTCAAGTGAAACATCTACCTCTTCTGGTATCCAGTGGACTGCATTTTGGGAATGAACATGATCTCCAAGATTGATGTTTTTTCCCATGATCTTCGCAGGCATTGGAGCTGTTTCTGCTATTTTGACTATTTGCTCATACTTCAATTGCTGTTGAGTTAACAAAATTGCAGCTCCATGTTTTGTGTGCGTTCTACCAGCTGAATGGTGTCCAATAATGATTGGATTGCGTCCTGCCAGAACAATTAAAGCACCACACAAACCTTCGTAGGTATTCATGGGTAGCTCATACTCGATTCCTAGGTAGGGTTCAACTCCAGTAACAGAAATGGGACCAACTGACTTGATTGTAGAACACACTGGCTCTTCACCAGCCAAAGGCACATACATGTGAGCTTCCGTATACAAAGAATCTTCATTAAGATAGTACAAGTGGATTGGTGCTCCAACTTTGACATCTTCAACATTCGTCAAATAATACTTATCGAAAGCATATGTTGAACCACCACTTGGCATTCTTATTAAACACGCATCAGTGCCTGGAATTCGCCTGCAATTGCCTGTATTCACCATTTCAGTGAATCTTCGTGCACCTACTGTGTTTTTAGGTCGCTGTCGCACTTCAACTTGAAAAGAGACACCATCTTCAATGGCTTTGAACATATGCCATGGGGCATTCCATACTCCTCCAGATGTAGGTGTGGTTAAACACCACCTCGCCTTCTTCTCTGGCATCGGTTTTCTAGTAAATTCATCAATAGCTGTAACATACATGATGCACATATTCTTTGAAACCTTCTCCTGGAATGAACCCAGGGTAACCGAGATAGAAGCGCTTGGTGGGCTCACCTTGTATTTGAGGCCCTTTTGATAACGATTGTCTCTTACGGCCAACTGGGATGGTGTTGTTGAATGTAATTTCACTTCCTGCAAGTATGCACCCTGCTCAGTGTGAGCTGGTTGTGTAAAACTTCGAACCAAAATCAATCCTGACACCAAACCTACGGCGGTAGCAATAATGCGGTACTTAGGGTCTTCACCCATAAGTTTCTCACGTGCATTTGCAATGATGCCAGAGATTGTATTGCTTGTATCCATCATAAAACGCTGAACGCCAGCTTTGAAACCACGAGTATTGAATTTTACAATCTCATTGCTGTCTGTGAATCCTAGTTTTTGGAGTGTCACATGACTGTGGTTCCCAAGCTATGTATGCATCCTCTTGATGGTCACGCATATCCAAATTATCTTCTTCCCAATCTCTCATTGTTCTAGCATCAGGCCAGTCTATCTCAGCTTTATACAAACGATATTCCTGGATACCAGCGTGTGGCATATAAGCACTGCACATCACTTGCTCACATTTTATGCAGGGAAGTACGTACAATTTGTGAACTCCACAATGGGGTTTTTCATGCACACGTGTTGACGCTGCCACCAATTGACGCTGCAGTTCAAAATGCTCTGGCGTGACTTTCTCCAAATAATCAATCAAGTCCACAATCCCGCCTTTCATTATGACTTTCTCAGTGTGTGAATCTGTCAAGGTGCCAGTATTATGAATCTGGATTGCCTTCAGAGTGAAATCCCATATATCGGGTTGGGGAACAGATGCGTACTTCATCAAAATTTTTCCTGACGAATCTCTAGTTCCATCTTTGGAACGCACGTCTAGTACGATGTCAAATCTCCTCATTACTGAAGTGGGATTACAAGAAAAGTAATTTGCATGCAAATTTTCTGTGTTTGTTGTAACTAGCACAGTTTTTACACGAATATCATTTTTCCCTTTCTTGTCAGCCTCTGGGCTTAAAGCACAACAATGCATGTTGTTGATGAATTGAATCAAAGTAAACAAAGGATTTCCTTCTGCATGCTCAGGTTTAGTATTTCCCATATCATCGAAAATCACCGTGTGGTGACGTGGTCGATATTCTGATTGGTATTTATCATTGCCATTGATTGTAGTCATATATTGATCTCCCTCAGGAAATCCATTCGTCAAATTAATACAATGTGCAACAATTCCTGCAACTGTGCTTTTTCCAACTGAAGACGGTCCTCTAATAAGCATTGCAAACGGTTTCTCTCTTGTAGCTGACGCGTGCCAAGCGGCCTGTATGTCATTTATGAACCTATCATACTGCAATAATCTCACATTGATTCTTTCTTTCAACTTTTCATTGTGGGTTTTTCTTAGTTTGCCATGCATTTCAGCACAGCTTAGCACATATTCAACAACCTGAATTTCGTCTTGAATCTTGTACTTTTCCATGAGCCTGTCATTTTGCCCTGTTACATTCATAGCAACCATATCACAACAGGCTCTATGCATCTCATCCAATGCATGTTCATCTTTGGTTGTCAACAGGTAACTGAAATCACCTGTTGTAAGGGCTGGATAAATTCCATCAACCACCCAATCCATGGTTTGAGCCAAATGGGTAAATATTGATAATCCTCCGAAAGCAATGGCTTTGACTTTGAACATTCTATAGAAATCCTTTTGCATAATGGTGTCAGCCTTTTCTGGCATAATACCAATCGCCACTAAGAGATTCATAGCATGTGACAAATTCTTTCCAAATTCACCTTCGATTAGCGTTTGCCAATTTGTAGTGAACCAACCGCCTTGCTGGTCAAGAGGTTCTTCCAAACAACTCACCCAGGCAGTTTCGTCTTCATTGGATTTTGGTGGTGGTGGTTTTACACTCCTAAACATTTCAGCAATGTGTCCATACAATATCAAGCCCACACTATCGTGTGCACCTAAGTTTGCGTTTATCCACTGTAATATGTCTGGAAGCATTTGTACCAGATTTTCCCTTTGAGACAAAGCAAAAACAAGAATCAATAGGCTCTCCAATCGCTTAGCAGCCATTCTATAAAAATTGTTTTTCTTTTCAGAGTCTCCATATTCAACCAATTTTTCGATCTTGGCAACAACAGCTAACACATCGTCTAATACTGTTTTTGCTTTATCGACAGTTTTTCCTGCTCCATCCAGAGCCTCACTGGCTGTTTCAAATATATTCCCTCCTTGCGGCATCAGTCTGATTAACTGATCACATTCCTTCTCTTGGGGGGGGGACTGGCACATCCCCGGGGCTATGATAACGTATTTACAGCGGCTTCCCTCCGCAGCGGTTTCTTTCATAGCGGGTCTAAGTCTTAATCAGGCGGCAACTACGGGCCTGAAGCATGTCATATGGTTTTCGCTCCTGTGGGTTAACAAATAGTCCACAGAAGCACATACACTTTTGTCAGAAGTGTAAAACTGAAGAAGTATTATCCAAATATCTTTTCACATCGGATTAAAACTTGCTAGATATAGCCATCCTTAACCTAACTCTTGCCAAAGAGTCTCAATAGGTAGTGTAGTCATGGTCTGGTCTAGGAATCGTTAGCTACTGCTACGCACTTTCCATCTTGTAATACTCGAGACCCCACTATGTTTGCAAGTGGTAATACGGAATAAGTATGTTTAAGATTTCTTCACTCGGGAGTTAGGCCTCCTCAGTGTTGGTAGTTTCGGGCGATTCGACTATCCTTGGTAAGATCCACAAACTAATATCACATCTATCAAACGGTATCCTTGGGCTCGTCACACCCAATATCGGACTACAGCTCGATTACTAATACAAGTTAAAATCGTCATATAAAAATTTATTCAAATCTTCATGGTTTGTTTACAAAAACCTGCGCGTCTAAAAGACGCTAAGGTCACTGGCTTCTGCACGTGGCGTTCGTGCAGCTTACAGTCGTTTTAGCAATATCTTAAAAAGATATCCTCCTAATTGTAAACTGGAGTTTCCCATCGTAATGGGGGGTTCAGACACATTAAATCAATACACATCGCTCAACAACGTTGAGGCTACAGCGTGGCACAAGGCCACATCGTAGCATCAACATCGTTGAAACTCTGTGATGACAGCATTCATCATTTAGAATACTTTACTCGTGCGGGTTAACCC